GCAATGCTTCTTCAGCGGTTGGCTCAGGAGAGATTGACTCTTCATCTTCCATTTCAGATAGATATTGTTGTAACTGCTTGAGTTTAAGTTCTAACAACTCAAAAGTTTCATCAGTAAAATGTCCATTTCTCAATGATTTAATGGTTTTACCCATCTCATCAACTAGAGTTGACTTAATCTGACTTTTAACTCCTACTGTTGGTGTATTAGCGTTTGCACCCCACAATACTGAACTTCCCTCAAACAATTTTATTTCATTGATTTCATTGTACCCTGATTTCTGTTGTGACTTAATAGTCTGAAATCCGATACTATGTTCTGTGATATGACCATCTTTGTATAACTCATACAAGTCATTACCCAAAGTAGTATTAGGTATCTTAACACTTGCTCTTAAACCATAAGCATCTTCCATCATTTCATATGGCTTAGCAATAGGCTTGTCTGTAGAGTGGTTCATTAGATGCCAAATTCTATTTTTGGCTTGTGGGCCATTTTCTTTTAGTGTTTTAGTAAATGCTCCTGGTGTGATTATATCACCATCGGAATCTACATTACCAAAAGCAGAGTAGTACATAGTAATAACTCTACTTCCATCCTCCATATCTATTGGAGAACCTTCAATCGACTTCTTGTTATAAAAATTACTCATATTTATTTGTTTAAGCGACATACACCGTGCAGCATCGGCAGTTGCAGTTATTCGCTGCTCCACCACTTGCATCATGTGCATATTGCATTTCAATTACACCGTAGTTAGGAGTGTTTACCATGAATGGTTGATTCACAGGTATTCTTACTCCACCATCATCAGGGTTCGTTTGCCTATCTAATGCTAGATGCCAAGTTCTTGGACTACCAACATATTCAGCGTGAACCCATTGTTTTAGCAAAGGTATATTAATTCCTTGTGTTGCCCCAATCGCACCTGTGCTTAAAGCTTGATGAGATTCCGTTCTTGCTATTAATAAACTCCTTGAAACATTTATCTTCCCTTCTCTAAGAAGCTGAATAGCCATTGCGTTTGTTTCGTTTGTAGAAAGGTTATTAGCCCTTCCATAAGCAATAACATTATTTAGTATCCTTGCTATCTCGTTATCCGTTGTATTTTGTATTCCGTACATTTTTGGGCCACTAATTGAAACCCAGTACGACAACATAAACGCTAACCACTCATCCATTATGTTTAACGGATCAAGGTCAAAATCTTCCGCTTTCTTATCCTTGTCAAATATCTTTTGATACCTCATAGCAGTATAACCACCAGTACCTTCGTACAAAGTTCGTAAAATATTGCTAATCTTATCTTGATTGAAAAATGTCTTGTTATAGTTTGCTAGTTGGAATACCCCCATCTCTTTTACCAACTCCGCAGCTTTGTTAAAATCACTTTGTAAGGCCTTTTGTATTTTGGGCCTAAACTCTGTTATTGACTTCCTCGCTATTGTTTGTTGCAAATTGAATTGCTGAGAAGGTTGTAATATCTTGGACATCCATATTATTTTACAGGAGGCAAATTATAATCTCCTTGTTGTTGAGCATCTCTTGGATTCTGCAACATTGTTAACTCATCAATAGGTAAGTAACCAGCAGGTATAAAGATAGAGTTCATGACATCATCTTGAACAGTATCGTATCTCATTGCTTGTCTTTTTTCGTTAGGTGTAATCCACCATGATTGAGAAAGGATAGCAGATAACTCTTTCATATCCTCTTGTAACTCTGGGAACACAGTAATATCAAAATCGATGTAGTAACCTTGTCCAATTTCACCTTCAAAGAATCTATTGAACGCATCACGAATTAAAACTAATTCAGGAAGTACTACTTGAGTAAGCATTTCCTTTTTAGCCTCTTTCATGTTATTGTAAGTCTTGTTATCAGGATCATTAAACAAAGCAGAGTTAACTCCGTACACATTACACAACTCACGAAGTGTAATCTTCTCTGATTCTAACAACTGAAGGTCAACAGGAGATAATCCCATATTAACCCATCCTAATTTAGCACCTGCAATTAAAATCTTACCAGCATTTTGAATAATGCCTCCTTGCGTTTTAGTTCCGTACTGATTGTAGAAATCTTCTTTTAACTTACCAGCTTGTTCAGGGCCGAAATCATTTGATTCATCTGCATACAAGATACCCTTAGGCCCTTGATTCTGCAACATACCTACAGAGGTATCCTTAGCATCGTTACTGCGTTGAACAGTTCTGTAAGCAGCTTGTAAAGGCGATAATCCATATAATTGTTGTCCATTAGTGTTAAAGTAGGGGTTGAAGTATTTTAAGTGGATTACATCTTTAGCATCCAACTGATCCCACCCAACTAATGTGAAAGAGTAGCCTTCAACCCCATTGATAGTACCATCGCTAATGATAGCGACATATTGGGATGGGAGAGTAACAAGTTCAGCAACCTTACCACTAGCTAATCTATTAGCCCATATGTAAGAGTTACCTGTAATAAGTTTATAACCAATGATGTTCTCAATAAACTCAGAGAATGATTGATAGGGATTCGGTCTTTCTAATAATTTGTTTAGCGGACTATCAGCAATCTCATCAACTGCTTTAATCCTTACTAACTCCGCACGAGCAATATCTGCTCCGCTTGATGCGTTAGCCATCATAGATTTATAAGTGTTCAAGTCTTTTTTACTCTTAACCTTATAAACATAAAATGGAACTGTAGAGATTGTTTTTGAGATACGCTTGATGATAGAATAGACTTCGCTATTGTTATCGTAATCCTGTACGAACTTGGCATAGTCTAAATTTGGGTAAAGCGTTCTACCGCCTATTAAACCACCAAAATCACCAAATGGGTTATTAAGGTTCGTATTTTTTCTAGGGGCTGCCTTTTGTTTAAAAGGATTAACCGCACTTAGTATGTCCGTTAACTTCACTATATGATATTTTTACAAAAGTAACAAATTTTTAACCTAATTCACATTGCTCCGCAATCTAAACCACCCATCCTCTTTTTGCTTTCGCATATTTTGAGTATATGGCATAACGCATAGCATCCATCAAGTGGTCACGAAACTTAACAGGCTCATCCATTGTGTTGCCATCATGATCCGTTTTCCACTTGTAGTTTTTAATCTCATCTAACAAATCTAAGGATTCTGATTTTATAAATAGCGGAAATGATTTCACCTTGTTAATTCCTGCGAACACATCTTTAGTAGCAGACTTTAAATTAAACCCTGCTTTATTAACCTCGGCTATTGTTTTAGGTTCGGCAGCATCTGCGAATATCTCATCTCTACGAGATAGCCCCATAGACTTTAAGCGGTCTATTAGGAGTGAGGTTGACATCTTGGTATCATATATCAGTTGCTCGACATAAATGTCACCATCGAAGTTCTTACACCTTACAAGGGCAGTCTGATTGTTATAACCAAAGTCAAGTCCATAGAAAACATCTCCACCCTCTGGAAAGTTCCTTCTTCTTCTCCAATGGCTATAAATCGTAGCTTCACTAATTGCTCTTTCCCCTAATCCGTAAACTCTCCAGTATTCGTGGTCAGCATCCTTCAATCTTTCAATCTCGGCAATAATGGTTTTATCTAAAAATGGATTATCCTTGTAAGTCGTGATGGTAAAGTCGGTATCTTCCCTAGGAATGACCTTATCATAAATCCAAGAGTAATAATCGGAAGGGTTATAGTCAAGTACGATTTTATCCGTAGTTCTTAGGGCTAACTGCATCCAAGATTCGTAGTTTACCTCATTTGCCTCGTTTATAAACAGGTAATTTCTTTTACGACCTCTAATCTTCTGCGGTTGGTCGGTAGAAACAAACTCTACCGTATTGCCATTAAGGAAGTATAAGTTCTCTGATTTGTTGTGCTTCTCTTCCGAGTAAAGTTTATACTTTGATAGTATCTCAATAAAATCCCTCATGACTGATCCCTTGATGCTTGGTAGGGATGAACGGCAAATAGTTAGGGTTTTACCTCTTTCTTGCAAAAGCTTAACTATAAACCAGGTAAGCACATTGTAAGTCTTTCCTGACCTCGTACCTCCTTGCATAACAGAGATTCTCTTCTTTGAGTTGTTTAGTACTTCAAAGACAACATTGGTGGTTACTTCCATAGAAATAAATTAAAAATTTTGGTTTGCTCAAGACAAAGCTAATCTTTTTGGTTTTATAGGAAAGTAGGGGATATCCACCATAAAGTGCATTATTTGACACTAATGAGTGCATAATGTGTCATAAAATGCACATTCTGATATGCTTTTATCCTTTATAAGACACTTTATCAATCATTCTTGAGCCGATTATCGCTCATTTACGGCTCATTTGTCAAGCTATAGCTTTACTTTTTTGATTGAGTAATTTTACTCAGTCGATTGAGTAAAGCAGATTATTATAATTTTAGTACAACAGGATTTTATAATTTCAACCCTTGCATTTTATACAACAGTTGAACTATCCTGAAAAAGCGGACAGTTCATTTATTTTATCAGTTCACGATTTCGTGAACACTATCAAAACTTGCAGAGTTTACATTTTTTGCTATTAGGGTAGTATTACTACTACTTTGCGCCCATTTATATTCATTTGCACCTATTTTTAACAAATTTTACCTTTTATATGTTACAAGATATAACCGAATTACCCCTTACTTTGTCACATATTTATATAAATTGGTGACACTAATTCGGATATTGTCCGAGTTTCACTACCGACTTTGGCAAATCTGCATGAATAATTCTAAAAAATTCATGCAATCTAATTAAAGGGCATTTAGAAGCGTTTTAAGACACTCTACCCTTTTTTGGATAGATAGTACTACTCAAAGGCAGATATGCCCTAGAATCGCCTTATAATGCGAAATAGCCCTATTCCTCATAAATATCCATCTCATTCGGTAATTCTACCTCTTTATCAAACTCATAAAGCGGAATATCTTGGATATTAGCAGCTTCGGTAGCTGGAACAACCATTCCTGTATCCTCAAGAGATAAATGCTCATCCCCATCTAACTGCTGAGGGCCATTAGACAACTCCTCTACATGACTAGCCTTTAGGACATTAACAGTAATCTGCTTAACCACATCTCCTTCATGAGCAACCTCTTGTCTTTCGATATAGCCCCTACGCTTACCTTTGGTTTTTAACAGGAACATTGTAGCTAGGGTATCACCCTTAGCAACCCTTTCCATCAGCTTATGCTCACCGAAGTCAAGCATAATCTCCTCAGGCTCTATTTCAGCCAATCTTTGTCTAAACTCAGGATCTTTTTCACACCAGGACTTATACTGACCTCTACCAACCCCTGCTGATTCACAAGCAATGGTGATATTGCCAAAATTCTCCTTGTAAGCTATGATAAAAGCTTCTTTGCTAATGTCTTTGAACTGAGCATTCATAATTATCTGTTTTTAGTTGGTGTTCGGATAGATGTGATATGTACTACCTTCTCTACCTTGATATGGTCAAAGCTAAGCACACTTTCGCACTTAGTGCACTTGATGGTATGTTCCCTTATGGAACTATCCCAAACATAATCCTCTGTAGATACTCCGCATTTACATTTGTAGGTTCTCTTAGCTACTGTGTCTTTCATATTACTGGTTTTTTAGTTTAGCTTTTCTGCTCTTAAGCTTCATATCCCTTTTATACCTCTTTGTAGCCTCATCGCTGACCTTTCTCCTATTTTGCTTATCATGGTTAGGTGTTACACTTACAGGTCTATTTAAGGCCGTATAGTCCATTAAGGGCAATTCAACATTATGGAAGCTCATTGCTCCTGTATCAGTTCCTTGTTTGTAGCGTTTGTCTAATTCTCTTTTCGGTATATTCATATTATAATTAATTGTAATGGGTTATATGGAAAATAAAAAAAATTGACAATGTGAAAAAATGTTAAAACATGGTTCATATCAGAATATTGGAGGGCACAAGGGATCTACGATTTTATTCGTACGAAAAAATAGGGTATACGGTCTACGAAGGATTTCCTACAAACCTATTTTCTTAACTCATTGATAATCAATACCTAAATTGTCTTATAATTACCATTATGTTAAATACGAAGCTATTCGTATCCTTTTTAGCCTATTGTCCAATGCAAAAATATGTATTTTTACTTTATTGATTGTTATGGCATCCTTTCGCATTCGCTAACTGATAACCTAAAATACTTTCATTCATTATATGTATGAATGTATACATATATTAGATAATATATCATATATTATATAATGTATCATACATTATACATTGTATCATACATGATACATTGTATAAGTGTATAGATTACTATATCCTATACTAATAAGATATATAACTATTTTTAATATTTTTTACGATTATTTGATATTGTAATGATTATTTAGTAATATTACAATGCCATATAAAACCAATGGCACACATATTATGGAAAATTTATATATCTTATTCGCCTTCCAATTAGGCATTTTTACCTTCTTTGTTGGTACTATTATTCGCTTATTAATTCACCTTTTAATTGCAAATGAAAATGAAGCAAAGTAAAGATTTCACATTCACGCAATCGATTATAGTTATAATCATCTGCATATTACTAATGATGTTCGCAGATAATTTTTAATTCATAAACACAAACACACACACATGAAACGAATTATTGAATGGTATTCATTATTACCAGAGACACTAAAGTCTCAAGCATTTGAAAACGCAATCAACTGCAATCAAGTTGACATCTTTAATCGCGAAGTACCTTCGATGCATGATGCAATCGATAAGGGATTCATATGGGATAACACACCACAAAGGAGTGATTATTGGTTAAGGATAATTGAACAATGGGACGACAATACCAATACATTGCGCATCCCTTTGACATTCTCTACATCTATGCGCACTATGTTGTTATCCATGCGTCATGATTGCAAAGTCGCGAACGCGTTATTACGCGATTCTCAAACACATACAACTTTTGCAAATTATATCACGATGCGTAGTGAGATGTGTTCATACTTGCCTAATGGTCGCGAACATGTCGTGAATGACAATGGAAAATAGGCGCGTAATGGTCGTCAAAACATGAAAGTCGGTAAGATGGCGAAAAATTTACTTACTGACTTAGCAATTATAAATAATGATATTCAAGCTACCGACTTAGAAAAATTTAGCAATTTAGTGAAGTCCTATATTTCGGTAATTGGCGACGAAGATGGCGAAGGAAAAAAAATAACACTTGAAGTAGTGAATGGTCGTAAAATTTACGACGCATATTTAGAGACTAACTATTCAAAGATATTGGGGACTGACACTAATTTATTTAATTCATGTATGCGATACGATTCATGTCAGGATTATTTGGACATATATGTAGACAATATCGATGTAGTGTCGTTATTAGTGGCAAATGATTGCAATGGCAAAGTATTAGGACGCGCAATATTATGGACGATGCACGATGGCAAAAAAGCGATGGACACGATATATGCGCATGATTCCCTTACTAATTCATTCATACAATGGGCGCATGATAATAATTATTTTTATAAGTCACGACAATCATGTCACCACAATGACTTTGATAAGCATTTGACAGATGGTCATATTCATTTGCCATGCGTAATACTTAAGCATTTTGATTATAGCGAATATCCATATATGGACACTTTGTCGATATTAGAGGATAACCAGTTGAGAACGCACAATATTACTAATGAATATCGCATATTAAAAAGTACTGATGGTGGATTCGAAGACTGCAATCATAATGTATTCGATGTTTATAATAATTGTGAGATAGACGAAGACGATGCAAGATATGTCGACTATCGTCGTCCTAATGGCAATCATATTGAAGGATATATAAGTGTTGACGACTTGAGTGACATTGCACATGGTGGATGGGTATTGTCGTGTGATTGCGTCGATGTAGATGGTGAAGACTACTTAAGGGACGACGATAATATATGCTATATAGAGACACGAAGCGAATGGTATTTGATGGACGATTGTCGAAGCGATTATAATGGCGACATGATTCATCAAGACGATGCAATCGAATTATGTAATGATGTCTATAAAGGTGATTATGCATATGAAGACGACGCGACGATGTGTATAGTTGATGGTGAATATTATTTGAACGAAGACATGATTAAAGTTGATGGTGGCATGATATATAAAGAAAATATCGAACACTATCAACTAATTTTAAAAAATATAAATACAAAAAACAATGCGACAAAGACTGCTTAATACATTGCGCGTACAAAGTGAAAGTTACGATACTACGCGAATGAATGAATATATAATTAATGAACTACATGACATGGGATTAACACCAGTAATGGACAAAGGTAATATCTATGTGACTAAAGGTGATGCGCGCGATTATCCATGTATCGTGTCACATACTGATTCGGTTCATAAAATAATACCAGATGAAGACTACACAATACTACATGACGATTCGTGCGCGATGGGATTCAATAAGCGCATCAATTCGCCTAGTGGATGTGGTGGAGACGATAAGGTAGGGATTTATATATGTCTTGAATTATTGCGCGATATGGAAAATATCAAAGTAGCATTTTTTAGAGATGAAGAAGTTGGTTGCGATGGTTCGTATGATGCCGACATGACATTTTTTAACGATGTGCGATTCGTGTTACAATGTGACAGAAAAGGTAATAACGATTTCGTGAATGAGATATATGGCG